TTTCCTGATGAAGCTAATAACACGCTATTTATTAAAGAGCTAGAAAGGTTGTCATCCAAGTCTACTTACCCTCTCAGCAAGGATATAACTAATTATCTGAAAGACAGTAGAGGAAATGTGGATTCTGTTATGGATGAGATCAGGAACGAATCGATAGACTTGATAGATTCTATAATGCCTTTGTGTGACAATTTAATGTTTGAGTCTTTAGTTAATATCACAAAATTGTGTAGAGATTTGATATGTCAAGATTTCTCTCAAACTAGAGGATTTAGAAAATTTGTAATATCCCCAGGAAATCTAATATTACAATGCAAGGGTTCGAAAGCAAAGCAATATCAGACATCTCGACCAATTATTCAGGTAATATGTAGTAAGAATAAGTTGTATATAGAGAAAATGATCTATGGAGTTTTCAATGAGTATAAAGATAATGATTTCTATCTTTATATATCTGAACCTAGGAGTATACCCTCCACTTACATAGAGTCATCTCTATCTTCTCTAAGTACAATTATTGCCGGTGCTGTTGTTATGTATAGATGTTTTACAAGTTACTCTTATGATAAAAAGAAAAAAGAAATGAGATTACCGGACTCACAAAATTTGTCTATTCAAGTTTCCTCAGTAATGAAATTATTCGGCATAATAAAACTTTTTTCTGATAGTAATTTAACTGACTCACTAACTTATCATAGATATTTTATAATGTCATGTATGTCGAGTAACTCTAATGTATATGAGTTGGTTAATGACAAACTAAATCGACCTATCAAAACATCAGCTGAAGCCTATTTTATGTTTAATTCTAGTAAAAATTATAAGTTTGTTGATCTGTCAGAGCTGGATATAGATAATAGAAACGAAGTTGTAAAATTAAATTTTGATTTACCATTCTTCCCTGTGAACGTTGACAATACCTTATCTCTCATAGAGCTTATATACTCTATGTTTTATGGGGTAAAGAAAGGAACCAAACCAAAGTATTCTTATTGGGACACTGTAAAAACTTTTAATGAGATGGAAGGCAAATTTAGGTCATCATATGTAAAGAAGATATTTGAGGGAAAATTTGATTTTTCACTAGACAATTTATCTAATTTTCAATGCAATTACAGCCTACTTTTTAGATGTATGAGGAAAATGAATGAAAATCTGACAAAACCTATCCAGGAAATATATAAGGAAGATTTCTTGCCCAAAATTAATACGTTTACACTAGCTGATACCGCCTCCACAAAATCTTCCCTAAAGCCCAGCTTAGAGAAAGGACTTCGTTTTGAAAGTGTTATTGACATCTGTAAAGGGGAGGACTTAAATTTATCAGACTACTTTAGATTATATAACTCCAAATTGGGCGATCCTATTTACGTAGAAGAGATGTTAAAACCTGAGTGGACAAAAGCTGATAGAGAAGCATTTATTGGAGATATACATAGCATGACGCAGTTAAAAATATTTGAAGATTTTTTTCGATGCTTGTGCGAACATAGTAATCTTGAAATGATTAGTAAACCTGGTACTGTTAAAAACCAACTTTTAAACGAAGCTGTTACTAGACTCCATCCTAAAGACCAATATGTGTATCATAATATAGATAAAACCAAGTGGAATATGTACTGGGATTTTCAAAAAAACTTAACTATAATATTTTCCTTGAGAGATTATGTCCCCACACACTTCTTTTATTATCTTCTGATATGCTGTTTCAAGTTAAAAAACAAGAGACTAAGGATACCATTGGAATTAAATATAAATTCGGCACCCATATTTCTTGAAAGAGACTTAACATTGGAAGAGAAGAACTTATTTCTTGATGATAAAACTGGTAAGTTTGACAAAAAAGTAAAGATACATGAGTTTATTTATCTTTTAGATTTACAAAGAAGAGATAAAGGACCAAACTCTCTCCCTATAGGAACAAAAAGTTTTTCTTTAATTGAGTGGGGATTTTTAGCTGGCTTTGTAAACTTTATGTCTTCTTATGCTCATTGTGCTGTTGCTTCTTATGTAGAAGACATTGGCAATAGAATGAACATTAGAACTGAGATAAATTTCAGACATTCGGATGATTCACAAATGACTTTTCTTTATAATAAAGATTATGGTACAATCAAGCAATTTTCCAATTTGACAATCAAAATGAGAAGATTAATAGAAGAAAATTGTCAAATGAGAGATTCCTCAAAGAAGACAACCATATCATCTTCCTCCTTAGAGTTTTTATCTCAATACTTTATTTCGAGGAAATATATAATTCCTTATATAAAGTTTGCTGCTAATGTCGATGATTCATTACCCTTTTCTGGATATGTTTCTGATATATCTTCTGCTGCTGGATTTTGCTCTGACATTTACAAGTTAGGCTTAGAAGATGTTTATGCAACCTCTTTGTTTCTACTAATGCAGTATAACATAAGGGTCTACTATTCTCCCAGATATTCTCATGAAAAAGTTGTCATAGATGATTTGGAACTAGAAATAGAGCTAGATAAGGACAAAATAAATCCAAACAGCAAAATGTATTTGAGAAGAGCTACTCCTGAGATTATATTGGACTCATTCAAGGTGTCTGGAAATGATTTGAATAAAACATTATTGCCACCTCAACTTTTTGGAATCTGCCCTCTCACCTCCTCTTGTGTTTCTCTCTGCTCATTCTCTTCGTGGTACAAGTATATATTTGATTCCAAAGAAGTGTTGTATCTTTCTTTTTTAGAGGAAATTTGTGCTAGAAAAGAATTCATAACTTCTAATTTAGAAACCTATGGCAGTAGCGATGTTTACTCTCCAGGAACATTTCCTTTACCGACTTTTAATTTGAAGTTTGAATCAAAAATAGCAGAAATCAGAAGGAAATACTCAATGTACAAAGATGACGAGGTGGAGGATATGTTGGAAAATCCATATAAAACGATGTCTAAAAGTAAAAACAAGAGAACTGCGTTTAAACAGATAATTAGTAGAATATTCACAAAAGGTTTTAGAGAGACTTTTTCATTGGACTCTCTGTCTAAGTTAACTAGAGTATTAA